CAATCATGTACAGGTTTCGATCTAAACATTCTATTTTTGTCAATGTACTTCCTGTGGTAATGTCTTAACGCATCTATCAACTTTTTGCAATGGTCTGTATCAATCCAGCATCTCGGCAAGATCATTGAGGTAGCGTGTATGCCATCTTCTAGTGGAATTTTTGGAACTACCTTGAACCTAATTCCTAATTGGTATGCGACCTCTCTCCTGGTCTTACCATTTCCAAAATCGGTAACTTCAATATCATGTGGTGCAAAGTGATCTTTGTAGACATACTCCTTGTCTTTAACAAGCTGCACATAGTGAGGTAAACCTTGACCTCTTTCTTCATGATAATCAATAATGCTTATGCTTCTTCCAAGCTGCTGATAAAATATTATACTACTGTGGTCGGAGACACCGAGATCCCAAGATGTTGATACAGGTAGTGCAGGATCGTAGGGAACTCTAGTTAATTGTTTATCATCATCTAGTTTTGCAATGATGTCTCCATATACTGCACCTTCTATGTTTGCTATCCAATCACACTCAAACTCTTGCTGATACTTCTTTTCACCCATTACCTCTTTTGCCTTGACCAACTCTTCTTCATCAACAATCTTTGTTTGACTAGCTTTTGCCTTGTAGTTGAACCAATCATCAGCTCCTTGTGCGTGTTGGTATAGTTCATAGAAGTTATTGTTCATTCCCATTGGTGTTCCTATAAATACACAATAACCTTTACGATCTGATAATGCTGGTCTAATTATTTCTGGAAATAGCTTACTGTTTACATTCGCATATTCATCAATCACACAACCATCTAGATATATACCTCTTAATCCATCTGGAGACTCTGAGCCTAGCAAGGTAATACGAGAGCCATTTGGTAAATCTACACGCAGCTCTGTCTCGTTAAACTTGGTGTGGGGTATCTTGGCGGTAAACTGTTTCATGTAATCCCATGCAATAGACTTTGCTTGTTTGAAGGTGGGTGCAATGTATGCGTATCTAGGGTTCTTCTGTTTGGACAGTAATGCTGACCTAATTAAGTGGTTGATCATACATACTGTTTTGCCAAACCTTCTATGGCAAACTAATACATTCCATCTGTGCTTATCTATTTGTTTGTGTAAGTAAGCCTGGTGCTTCCTAGGTGTATAGGGTATTTTAATATCCATAACTAATGAATTGATTTGCTATAATTCTCTTCATTAAAAGGTGTATATTCAAATCCTAATGTCATCATAATGTAAGATGTAAATAATTGTGCAGACTCATTATTAGGCATACCAAAAAATTTAATTACAACATTATTGGTTTTTTCTTCAATAAAACAAACACAATCTAGATCTTCTGATGAAAAATAGTTCATATACTACATATAGTTTATTTTGAGGTTATTGAAAGTAAAAGGTGTGGGTGTGTATAAAGGTGTCCTCGAGTCCCATGTATATATATATAATAAACAGCAGGTGCGTCTGGCGGTATAGGGGGGGGTCAAGATTAAAAAAAAAGCAATCTAGCTGTAAAATATTACTAATGATAAGAAATGTTATCGTTAGTTATTCCTATAACTATTAATTATCGGAAATAATAAAGCCGTTTGTTATATCGCATAAAAAAAATTGACGGCTTGATATAATAGGATAGTAACTTTATTAACTCCAACATTTAAAACAATCTTAACACTTAATCTTTTAATCTCACAACTTAACAATAATAAACTTAGAATAATTATAAACTATAAACTGCGTCAATTTGTCAACTTACATTAATTAATCAATATATTAAATTTAATTAAACAAACAAAAAAGAAAGGTTATAAAATGATTAAATATATTGCTCATAGTAAAAAATGGCGTGATAAAATAAATGGAAATACTTATTTTAGCGTTCAAATAACAAATTTAAAAAACAATGAAGTTTTAAAAATTCCGTTTCAATATGGTTATGGGGATCACTTCAAATCCATAACATTAAATCAATTATGTAAAAATGATAATACTTCTAAATTTAGTTTATATCATGATTTTATTAAATGGATTGATCAAGATAATTGTAAAAAAAGAGAAGTTTTAATTTGGGGTCAATAATGAAAAAAATACGATCTAAAAAAAACAATCTTTTAAATTACTTTATTTGTGATCATAAAGATTTGAGCAAAAATTATTTAAGAAATTGTAATAAATTTTTTAAATCAATAGAGCAAAAAAACAACATTAAATTTATAGGAAGGTTTAAAGATGAATAAAAAAGACTTAATTATAGGAAGTATATTTTTTATATTTACTACAGCTTTTTTAAGCTGTTTATGGCTTTATATTTTGCATTTATGGAGCATTTAATATGCGACAATATGACCAATTATAAAAACTTAATGATAGTATAATTATAAATAAAAACAAAAGGGAAAATATGACACTACAAAAAATAAAGCCTACATATCATGACTTGACTAAGTTAATGTTTACAAATGGCAATCCAAAAACTGATAAAAACTTAAAAATAGAAAGTTTAAAAAAATATTGGATTAAAAGATTAAATCTTGCACCTGCCTCAATATCTGGGTTTAATACTTGTGCAAGTGCTTCAAAAGGTTGTAGAGAAGCTTGTTTACATGAAGCAGGAAATCCAGTTTTTATGCCTCAAAAAACATTAGGCAGGGTTAATAGAACTCAATTGTATTTTAAAGATAGAGCAAAATTTTTACATATGATAACTAAAGAGATTAGAAATCATGAAATTAATTGCAAAAAACATGATTTAAAACCTGTCATTAGATTAAATACAACTTCAGATATTATGTGGGAGAATCACAAAATATTTGATTTATTTCCTAATGTGCAATTTTACGATTACACAAAGCATTTTAAAAGAATGATTAAATATTTAAAGGGTTCAATGCCTAGTAATTATCATTTAACATTTTCAAGAAATGAAGAAAACGATTTCCAATCAACTCAAGTATTAAAAAATGGAGGAAATGTTGCTGTAGTTTTTAGAAATAAACTACCAACAACATATAAAGGATTTAAAGTTATAAATGGTGATGAGCATGATTTACGCTTCTTAGATGATAAAAATGTGGTTGTAGGTCTTAAAGAGAAATTAACTTTAAATAAACAGGGTAAACTTGACCGAGATAATTCTGGGTTTGTAGTTGATCTAAAATAAACAATGAAAGGATAAGAAAAAATGACAATACAGTTATACTATAAGACAAAAAAAGAGCTTAAAAACAATATAGGGTCTGAGCTAGATTATTCGGAAACTAATATTTTTAAGGATGAGTACACAGAAAACGGCATTGTGATTGGTTGCGATGTTGATCGTAAATGGTTCGCAAAAATTACAATTAAAAACAACATAATTGAAAGGGTACAATAATGACATTAAATGAGATAGTAAAAATACAAAGCATAATTGATAACAAAGCAATTGCGAAAGACACAACAGAAACTTTAGAAAATAATTATTATTATTCAAAATCTAAGGGTATCAATATTAAGTTTGGAAATATGCATATCGATCATTTTTTGAGAGCTTTAAAATTAGATAAAGTTGAAAAAAGTTTAAATGATATACAAACTGTTGAAATAATAAACAAACAAAAAGAAACATTAAAAAAAATAGAAAGGTTATTAAATGAGCAATAAAGATTGGAAAGATAAAAGAATAGATGAAATTAATAAAATTATTAAAAATGAATATGATCATGAGTATTATATCCAGGAATATTGCAAGATTATTAATTCAAAGGCTAAAAGTTATGAGCAATATAAAAAAGAAAGTGAGTCAAAATGTCTAGTGTAAATTTTTATTGTTGCGTAGTATTTTTATTTTTAATGATAGTAATGATTATAACAATATAGAAAGCGAGGAATAAATGAAAACTTATACTTGTCCAGATTGTAAATCAAATAAAATAGAATATGATGAAGTTTGGAATGACAAAACTTATTGGTGTTCTAATTGTAAATTAGATGATTTATATTTAGAAGATTTAAAAACAGAAAGCGAGGAATAACATGACAACAACAGAAAAAGAAAAATATAAACTACCAGAACATTATTTTTGTATTAATGATATGACACCTTCATTCGAAGTTGAGGAATGTATAATACAAGAATGTGAAAGTGCAGGTTTAAATATATGGGAAGATGAGAATCTTGCAGAAAAAAGAGGTTATGACCGAGCATTTGAAGTTATTAACCCATATAAAGATAAACTGGAAAAAATAAAAAAAATATTAAAAACTAATATTGAAATATGGGATGAAACACAACACGATCCAGTTGAAGAATTTAAAATATTAGTTGAAATTATTAATGAAAAATAAAAGAGGATAACATGGTACAATTAACACCAGAACACTTTGAATTGCATGACAGCAACAAAGCTAAAAGATACGAGCAAAAACAAAAAGAAAAAAAACAAAAAGATCAGATATTTTTTGAGGGTGTTGACAAGTTAAATAAACTTGCAAATGCTTATAACAAAGCAAATGATCAAGGTATCAAGGAAGTATATAAAAAAAAATGGTTTGAATTGGTAAAAATATATGCAGCTAAACTTTAAAAAATTTTTTGATGATGAGGATTTATTAAGCGGTCAAGTTATGCAGCTAATAAAACTTACTCAAGAAAATATTGACAACAATAACAACAAACAAAAAGAGGTAGAAAAAAATGTTAAGCAAATACGAGACATGGCTACAAACAGCACAATCTAACGAATCAATAACATATCATGAGGGTTATCTTGCAAGAGATAGGTTTCACAGTAATACTACAAAAGATATTGCAAATCTTTTTATGAGGTGTGCAGAAAATAAAACAGTAGTATTATTTCAAAAAAGATTGAGACATGGATCAACAAATCATGATCCTGTTTTTCAATATGTGGCAAAGAAAATATAACAACAAAAAGAAAGGGAAATATGTATATAGATAAATACACAATTAATTCTTATGGAAATGAATACAAAGGAAATAAGACATTAAAAAATCAATTACTTACAACAGTTAAAAGTAAAGACGGAAATAGATTAAAAAAAATGATTTCTTTTTTAGAAGAATATGAGGAATTAAATCATCCTTATAGTTCTGAAATAGAATTAATTATTAATATAAAAAGAACAGAGGATTAAATTAATCTTTATTATCAGAGGGTATATCAGTTATATCCTCTGATACATCAATTAAATCATCTTGATTATCTTCCCAAGAAATTTTTATACTTTGATCTGTCTTAACTTGTTGAACTTTATTATCAGAATAAAGATCAGTTAATTTATTAGCAAGGAAAGTTATAAATTTTGTCTTTTCTCTAATCCAAAGTATAGCGTTTGGATCTTCTATTTCTTGATACTTAAATACTTGCAGTAATTTATCAATTAAAGTTTGTACTCCATACTTTCTAGCCTCAGTTATCTTTATTTCTAATTCTGGATTTTTTTTTAAGTACGCATAAAATTTCATCAAGCTGAACGGATATTCCTTTTGATCCTCCAGAATTTCGGTAAGGGTTTTTCCATTTGCTAGTTTGTCGCAAATTATATCTGCTTGGTTTGTTGTTATCAATTCCTGGTTTGATTTTTTGGTAGTAATATTCTTTGAGTTTTTCATCTGTATAATTTTTAAATTGTATTAGTTTGGATAGCTGTTTAATCCTAGTTTCATCTGTGTAGTTTTCTTTTTTAAATCCCTTAACATTTTGATAGCCATGATATTTACACTTATAAACATTGTTTGCAAGTAGATAACCCTTCATTTTACAAGGTATTTTTAATCCTTTTCTTAATCCTGCTCTAGTAAATCCTTGGCAGAATACCTTACGCATGGGTCTACCTGGCATAAATTAACTCCTATTAATTACTTGTTTACTGAATTTATGAAGTAAACCTGGCATTATTTTTTATTTTCCCATGGTTTAATACCATTACGAATATTATATTCTTTTTTACGCTTATAATTTATATTAGTTTCTTTCTTTATTTTGGACAACGCTGACAGTATTTTATCTGCATTAACATATGTTGCCTTACTTTCTATTTCATTATCTTTTTTACGCTGAATGGCTAGTTTGCATAAATAAACATTTGTTTTATCTTCTTGTAATTCGGAGATAGGGAGCTTTGATAATTCATCTAATATCTTCTCCCTATCCCCTGCCAAACTCTTAACTATTTTACCTATATTATTAATGGATAATGTTTCTTTTAATGTAGTCGTATTACGGCTATCTGGTGTCGGTGACACGGCTATCTGAGTTGGCTCGTAAAGTTTTTCAGTTCTCAAAAATACTTCATTTACAACATAAGTTTTTCCAGATCGACCTCGAATAGATTTAACAATATTAAGTTTATTTAAAGTTTCCAAACACTCTTTGATTGTAGTTCGGCAAAGTCCAGTATCTTTATGGATTGTCTCATGCCTTAGTCCTGCCTTATATCCATTTTTCTTCCAAGCATATTTCATAACAGATAAAAAAACATTAAGACAATAAGACTTCTTAACTCCGTCAATAATATCTAAATGGTGGTATAATTTATAGGTAATATGTAAAAATCCTCTAGATGTATTCATTTATTTTCCTTTCTTACAGTTTTTACTATGGTTTAAGTGGAGGTTTCGCAAGGTGCTGACCCATTGATCCTCATTCATGTGTTGAAACTCTGTCTTAGAGCTTCGTATACGCTTGATTCTAAAAGTTAGGCTCCCATGTGTCGTTTGCTTATAGAATACTAAAAAGCAAGGTATGTTTAGGCGTTCAGCGATGATTTTTGACAAGGTTGTAGCCTTATATTTCTGGTCCTTATCATAGCAAGTCTCAATTATAGCAAGTGGCTCATAACAGTAAGCACAACACTCAACAGAATCAATATCAATCATGGCAATTCCCTCATATTTTCTATGCCAATCATTATAATCTCCATTACTGAAAGCGTATGTGTATCTAGCCATTAGTCGTTTTCTTCTAGTTGTTCTCTTAAAACTTTTATCTCGTAATCTTTAATATCATTATCAGTTTGTAATATATCTATGCGTTTTTCTAGATCAGCATTTCCTCTTTCTTTTTTTTTTTTAAGTTTTTCTAATTCTTTTTTTAATTTTTTGAGTTCATCAAAACATTCAATTTCATCAAAAATTCCAGAGTATGTCATTTTTCATATATTATTTTTTTAACTACTGATCTAGGATAAGCAGTTATGTTTCCAATAGATAGCTTATACTCATCATAAAAAAATGAAGTAAATATTTTAACTACTTTAGAATCTTTATAATATAAATATCCTATATCCTCACACCAGGTATAGCTAAACTTATCAACATCAGATAAGTCATCATACCATTGAGAGGATGAGCAAATATCTTGCCAAATAACACGCACTTTTTTATATGGTAATTTTTTTTTAATCATTTTCCTTCCGTTATATACATAAAATAAGCATTGACAATAGCTAAAAATTGTACTAATCCCAGTAAAAAAAACATGGAAAAAAACAAAATAAAAAAAGCTTTTTCAATATTTAATGGTGGTGAAGGATTAGATCATTGGTCTTATTCTAGCACCTCAACACCTTTCGCAAAAAATATTATTAATTATTCATTTCCTCAAGAAGTTAGAAGGAAGTTTCCATTTAGATACAAAGCAAACTTTGGCAACCTAGTAAATAATGTAGTCCAAAAACAAATCGCAGATGTAATTTATAAAACTAAAACAATTAAAGAAACAGAGTGGGATCGAAACTTTAATGTTTGTTTTAAAGCTGAACAAGAAGCAATAAATATTAATCCACCAGTTGACGCAAAAGATAAGTATGGCAGAGAAGCTATGATTAGATTTGCGATGGATTGTATTCCTATTACAAAAAAAGTTGTTCAACAAATAATGGGTAAAGATAAATTAGTTTGCGAAAGATATGTAGAGCTAAAAGAATTTGATATGATTAAACATATTCTAGGTAGAATAGATTATGAAACAAAAACAAAATTTATAGAATTAAAAACTAAACCACCTAATTTAAGGAAGGTTAAAGGTAAAGAAGAGTGGAACATGATTACTCAAGAATTACCAGAAGAACCTACAATTGAAAACCTTACACAAACTTCGTTCTACTACATGGCAACAAAGAAGATACCATACTTGGTATATGTTAATGATAAAGATTATGTCATCTTTGATAAGAGCCATGAGTTAATGAAGGCAGATCACTTGCAACATCTTTATAATAAAATGATTGATAAAATTTTATTGTGGGAAAAGATGATTATGTTTTGTGAAGGCAAAATCGAAAGATTAGCTTTGATGATGGAGCCACCAGACCTTAATCATTTCTTTTACTATAAAGATTTAGCAGATGAACAAAAACAACTAATCAATAAACTATGGGGTATTAAATATGAGTAGTGAAAACAATAATGTATATAGAATGGGAACAAACAACATGAGTAACATACATAAGAAGTTACACAATGCGTGTAACCACGCAAAGTCTGTGCAAAAAGCAAACAAGGTTAAGGGTATGCCTTTCAATCCTTTGTTACATGATGATGTACAAAGAGTGGCAATGGATGCTTTATTAAAAAATAATTTATATCCAACCTGCAATTACATAACAGATGTTACAGATAGATTTGTAATTGTAACTTGCACCATGAGAATAACTGACATCGATGATCCAAAAAGTTTTATTGTTATCGATGGATGTACTGCAATGGGTGGTTTAGATAAGTACGGAACAGGTCAAGCAATGTCATACAGTAAAAAGTATGCGTTTCTAAATGCACTCAATCTAAAAACAGGAATGGATTTAGAGGATGGTTATAACGCAAAACCATTTGAGCAAAATTCTGTGGAGAAATCTACAGAACCTACCTATCTTGATGATGAGATAGATGTAGAAGAGATAATTAACAAAATCGAACAAACTAAAACTGAAAAACAATTAGCTTCGGTTAAAAGTCAAGTGAGATCAGTTGTTAATCATCTTAAAAACAATAACTTCAAAGCATACGAACAAATAAGAGATTGTACTCGTAAGCATGAAGTCAAACTAACAAATAATCAATCATAAGATTGATATAACTAAGGAGTAAAAATGGATAATCAATCCGACAAGATATACATCAACCTAACCAAAAATAAAGATTGGAAGTCTCCAACAGATAAACTTCCTGTCTATATTGGTCCAAAAAATATGAAGCATCCAGATAAAAACTGGACAATTGGAGTCAATATTAATGGTAAGTGGTATAACCAAGCTGCGTTTCCATCCAAAGATCA